ATGACCGAAGGCCCGACTTCCAACCGAGTAATCTGGGCCTCTTTACTGGCAATCTCCGACACCCAACGCTCTACCGCGTCTGCGTAATCGTCGGGGCGACTGGACGCACGCTGGTTCCGCACGTCCATCTCCAGGGCAGAGCGGGGCTGGGTCTCGCCGACACCGCCACTAGTCAACAGCGAAGTGATGCCGGTCATCTCTTGGAAGGCTTGGTTGCAGAGCGGGACGAGTTTCCAGAGGTCTTCGTTCATGCGGCCGAAGTCGACGACGTGAAGCAGGTGTTCAAGGTTTTCAATTGCCTTTTGATCGACGACAACAATCTGCATATCCTGGCCGGTTGCAACAGCGTCCGGCAATGACTGCTCAAGCTGTTTGGCTGCCAGCACCAATGCTTTGCTCCGCCGAGCCGCCCCGCAAAATAGGAAGTTCCACAACTGGTCCATGAAAACTTGAAGCGGCAGCGCCGGCAACAGCGGGCTAATCGCCCACGGGCTCTCGGGGTCGGGCACGAAGTCCAACACCGCGCACGGCCACGGGTTGTCGGGGTTCTCGTACGTCGGGAAGTCCCAAGAGATGGCCGCGGTAATCGCTTCCACGCCCATGTCGCCTTCCAGCAACTCGGGCGGCAAGTTGAGCGGGTGGTTCATCCCTGGCATGATTGCCAGATAGCAGTAGGGCCCCACGCTCTCCAGGGCATCCCTCAACTCTTCGAGCTGCTGGCCCGGACTCTCGAACCGCTGGCCCAGTCCCACCCGCGAATACACCTCGTAGTATTTGCAGATGTCCTTGGCGGCAGGCTCGTCGGCACCGGGACTCTCGCCGGGCAAGTCCGCGTTGTACTCGCCCTTCGCTTCCGCCTCGGCCTGCCGGCTGGAACGAGCAGCCCGCAAACGGTTGGGAGCCAAGCCGAACTTCTCGGCCACCTGCCACACCGACTGCTCCCGCTGGCGCACGATGTAGCCTGCCTTCGCCCACTCCAACGCATCGGGGTCGCAGAACGTGTAGTCGACGGAGTGATAGAACGAGCCGGGCACGGTGCCCGTGGGGGCATCCGTGGTCTCCAGCCACACGATGCCGCGGCCCTTGGCGAGCGCCTCAATGGCCGCCATCTCGGCTTGCCGCTGAAGGCCGTAGACACTAGGCAGGTAGTTAAGCCACCACTGGAGCAGCCACGTTCTGGCTTGGTCTTCGATGCGAAGCTGCTCTTGCATCGGGGCAGCGGCGGCGACTTGTTGCAGCACGGCCGAAACAGGCGGAGGCGGCATGCCCATTTGCATCGCCTGCTCGGCCAACATTTGGCCTTGGGCCGCAAGCGCCAGCAACTCCTGTGGAATTGGCTGACGCCGCGGCTCCACCAATCGGTTCGGGACGTTAGTCAAAACATAGGGAAGCATGGTGGCGCAGTATTGGCCAACCAGACAAAATCTCGGTTTCCACATGGTTGACTCAGCCCCGGGGAACTTGTACTCGCCCCACGCCTCCTCGCTCTTGTCGGTGACGCCCGCGTACAAGTCGTCCCACGAGCCGCCCAGAAACCGCCAAATCTGCTTCGCGGTGTCGCCGAACTGTTCCTTCTTCGCCTCTTTGGCAGCTTTGATCTGCCGGGACCAGACAGAGACGATGTTATGGAGCAGTTCTTTCGATACCGGATCAGGCATCTTACATCACCGTGACAGGTCGCGAGGTCGGGGCAACAGGCCCGGGAGACGGCACCGAAATCTGCGGGAGCGGCGAAGGGGGGGCAGGTGACGGGTTCACTTGCCGCATCTCCAGCATGGCAAGCTTCTGCTCTGCCAGGCGAAGACGCTCCTCGACGTGCAGGAGACGTTCTGTCTTGTCCGACAGTTCCCAGACGCCGGACTCATTGTCGAGGAAACGGTCTCGCTGACATTCGCAACGAGGATCGGTGCGGTGGCAGCAGGCAAAGCGCGACTCCAGCGTGCCGTCAGGAAGGAAGCGAGTGACAATAAGGTCCCTGCCGCCGTTGGACGACGACACGACCATGCTGGGCCGAGCGTCGCGCCACTCGGGGCTGGTGGCACACATCACCCAGTCGCCTTCCCGCACACGCGGCGGGTCGAAGGTGCTCAGGTCGGGAGGAAGGGGCGGGGCGTACGGCTTGACTACCATTAGGGTCTCCTAGCCAATAGCGATGGTTGAAGCAAACCTGTGGCCGCGTTTCTTTTTCTGGCGCTTGGCGGCCAACCGACGTTTCCACTTGTAGAACTCGTCGATCGGGTCGGCTGCTTCCGGGCGGTTGGGAGTTTGGGGAGGTGTGTGGTATCGCGGGTTGAACATGGCGGCGTATTCGAGGCACTCGACGAGGTTCTCCTCGCGGGCCTTCAGTTTCACTCGCTTGCCGTTTTCGCCTGTCTCCGCGTATTTGATTTGCTTGTCGAGTTCGGGCACTACGCCACGGAACACTTGCACAACGGGAGTACCGGGTTCGGGCCCGGCTCCCCGAATCGTCATCCAGGTTCGCAGACCAGTCTCGCGGGCGTCGATGTCGTCCGAGCCAGGAAAGAAGCCTGCCAAGGGACCTTGCTGGACAGGCTCGATGCCTGCCATTACCACGGCGTCCCAATACTGCTGGGCAACGTTGAGCCCTTCCAGGTTGGCCCCAAACGGATGCTGTTTGCCCGCTCGCTTGTCGATAATGATGGCCTGAAACTGGTTGCCTCCGGTTTGAGCGTTCCGTCGCCGCACCTCGAACGCCCACTGGGCCGAGTCTGCCTTTTGTAGTTGAAAGCCGTGATAGACCCACGCATGCGTTTCCTGCGGGTCGATAGCGATAAAGAGGCAGCCCAAGTTCTGCGTGCCGGGATCGAGAACGCAGTACCGGCACCAATTGGCGGGAATCTCGAACGGCTCGCAGCCGTGAATCCCCATCGGGTCGTAGGTGGGATAGACGAGCCGGCCCAGGAGACGATACTTGCCGAAGTACCGCACGTCTCGCTCCGCATCGTCCGTCAGTCCGCGAAAAATGATGGCCTTGCGCTCATCGGAGATGTGCGGATTGTCGTCAATCAGCAGCGTGTAGCGATCAACATCGGGGTCGTTGCTATCGGCCCGCTCCCGCAGTTCGTACAAGGCCCGGCCGCCCGTTAGCGGCGTCGCCCCCCAGACCAACTTGGCGTTGATTTCGTTCAAACGGGGAATGATCTCGTTGAGCCACTTGTCCGAATGAAACAACTCTTCGTCAAACAGGGCAAAGTTCAGCGTGATTCCCTGCGGCGGCTCGCCCTTCGACGTACGAAAAAGAATCCGCCAGCCGGTAATGCACTCGACGACGGCCGGCACGCCACGCCCCATCGCCTTCATCGCGGGCCTGCCTTTGATAATCCGCGGCGGCAGGATGGGCGGAGCGTCCTTCCACTTCTCGCGATAAGCGAGGTCGTAGGGGTCAAGGTGCTTGGGGTCGTTTGGATCGGCACGCACGGCCCGCCACTGGCGAGTGTGCTCGTCCTGGATTAGTTTGATTTCGCCGGGCTGTGTGAGCTTCTGCCAGATCGGGTTTGCCAGGTGGTCCTCGTCGTAGCCCACAACCAAGGCATGGCCGTTGTTCTTTGGATACTTCCCGTAGGGGTCGCACCCACTGACCGCACGGGCCAGCTCGACAATCGTGTGAAGCGTTTTGCCCGAGCGGTTGCTGCCGTCGAATACCGTAATGGGCTTCCGCGACGCATGAAACGGTGCGGCAGCAGGAAGCGGCCTAAACAGCCGCAGTGTCTCCATCTCCAGCGCGTTGATCCGCTTGATAAGACGCCGACGCCTTGCCCGCAGCACCGCCTTCTCGGCGTCGGACACGGGTATCGGGCGTGCCGAGGAGACGATCACAGGTCGTCCTCCTCGGGCAACGCCGCCAACTCGTCTCGGAGGTCTTCCAGCTTCTCCACGTTGGCTTCCGCCTCGGTTCCGTAGCGTTCCAGCAGTTTCAGGATTCCGTCGAGAATATGGAGGTGGGCTGGGCTGCCCCTGGGGTGTTCTGCCCACTCCAGCCGTAATTCAGTCGCCATGCCTAGGGGGCCGCCAAACTGGTAGACCACCGCATCAATGAAATCGGTGATGCTGCTGCCAGCATCACTCTTGGAAACGGCTTCGGTTAGTAATTCGGTCGCCGTCTTCACGACATCCGTTCTCGCGGCGGGGCATGTACGCGGACGCCTCGCACCCGTAACGACAGCACCCGCTTGGGCCTGCCCTGCGGCATAGGCGTCTCTTCCATGTCCAGTTCACAAAGGAGCTTCACCTTTGAGCCCTTCCGTATCCTGGAACAATCCTCTGCGATCGGCCCGTACGCATGGGCCTCGTACCGTTTGCCGAGCTTATCGACGACTACGAGGCAGTAAGGCTTCTTCTCCGCCGGCAGATCGACCAGCTTCGGATGCTCGTCCATCACGCCGACGATAACCGCGACTGCTGCTGCTCGGTGCGGACGGCGTACTGGGCGGCCGTTAACCATCGACGGTTCTCACAGTAAGGGCAGTCGTCGTTTGCCGAACAGTTGCAAGGACAAAACGGCAAAGCTCGTGTGAGTATCTGCTGGGCCGCGTGAAGCGTCCGCTTCAGGGCGGGCAACTCCAGTGCTTCCAGCCCGTTTTTCGTGTTAAGCGTCTCTACTTCTTCTTGGAGACGCTCGACTCGTTGTCGAACAATGTCGAGCCGCCGACGCCCCGCGAACACCAGCCGGAGGCGAGGTGGTACGGGGCGTCCAAGTGCGTCTCGTTCAGCCCGGAGCATTAGCCGGCGGCTTCAGCCTTTTGCAGGCCCGGATAGACGTGAACCAGCACGTTGGTATCCGTGTCCGTGGACGCGGCGTCGATGACGCCCACCGGGGTCTCGCCAGCCGCGGCGGCAGCACCGTTCACGCAGCCTGCCGAGTCGGCAGCTACGGCGTCGTGGGCCGACAGGTTCACGGACGAACTTTCCGTAACCACGTTGCACGGGCCACTCTCGACGACGAAAAAGATGCTGTTGGCCGGGATGGTGTCTCCGGCCGTATAGGCATCGTCGATGGGCTTCGTTGGAGTGCCCGCCGTCGGGTCGAAGCCCGACACGGTACGCCCGAAGTCCTTGGCATCCGTGCCCCAGGCCACGAATTTCCGAACCACGGTGAGTTCACTCTCGGCACGAACGGCTCGCAAGCAAACCAGTTCGCCCGTGCTGTGCTGAGTGTCCTCAACCCAATACTTCTTGCCCACGAGTTCGTCCAGAACGGTCGAGTCCCAAGACAACTCGCTCAGATCCGCGACATCGCCGCGGGAGAAGGGCAGACATTTGTCAGCCGGTGAAGGCATCTATTGTCTCCTTTCGGTAAAGTTCAAACGGGAGTCGGCTTAGGCGTGAGTTCCGGCCGAGGTGATTTCCTCCAGGTACACCTGGGTCGCAGGCGTCCAGGTGATGAGCTGGAGGTACGAATACAACGCTCGCAGGTCTTCGAGCGTGGTGATGTCGTGGTCGCTCTCGCTCTCGATGAGCTGGCCGAGCAAGGACCACATCTCCAGTCCTTCGTCGCCGAAGTTGAGCCCGAAGCCCTTGGCACCCGAAGTCGGCGTGCCGTACTCGAACGCAATCTCGGTCCCGAGGTAACTGAGCGTCTTGTAGCCCATCTTCGTCAATGGGCTGATCTGGGTGACTTCGAGCGTCTGGAGGTCCTTCAAGGACGAACGCAAGTCGTACATCCAGGTCGTCGGCAGGAG